CACCGCGACGGAGCCGAAGTTCTCGCCGCTATACGCTTGCTGCCAGCGGGCTTTGTATTCTTCGGCTTGTTCCTGCTTGATATCGCCGGGCGCCGTCAGGATCCCCGAGGGCCGGGCGTTATTCGTGAAGAACCGCGTCGAGCTGTCCTGAATCTTCAACCCCTGCAGCGCGCGCCCGCCGCCCGCATACAGCGGGGAGACGCCGACGAGGCGATGGAAGAGGCAGTTGAAGCGATCGTGAATGATCTCGCGCGCCGGCACGATCACTTCGTCCGTCGGCACGCCCGCGATCGCATCAGTCGATAGCCGGTAGTAGACGGCGCCGTCGGGCGCCACGAGCGGCGTCACCCGCAAGGGATCCAACACGAACAGCGCGACGACCACGCCCCGATCGTCGCGCTGCTTCAGCATGTAGCTGTTCCCGAAGAGCAGCTTCGAAAACATCCACGATTCGAGGAAGAGCCCGATCGTCTCGGCGCGGTTCGGTTTGCGGAGGACCGGCGAGAAGGCCGGCGAGCGCGTCTCCGTCCAGATCCCGGCGTCATCTTGCTGGACGAGCCGGAGGCGGACCTTGCCAATGTCCGAGGCGATCAGCGTGACGCACGCGAACACGATCGGGTTGACGAGCGCACTCGGCGCGGTGATCTCGTCATTCTTTTGCCAGGCGCCCGTGTAGGGTTCGCGGACGACGGGCCACCAGCCGCCGCGGCTACTGGCGGCGGTGAGGCCCACGGGGGCGCGCTTGACGGTCAGCTCGAGGCCGAAGAGGTTCATGCGTTAGTTGGCACGGTTCGGCATTGGTTAACGGAAGGCCCCGTTATGCGACGCTGCCGAATTCCTTAGACAGTCTGCGTGGTTTCGCCTCGACACGCCCCGTCGCGTTTTCGCCCCTACATCTTGCGATTTACAGGACTGCACGGTCATGGTTGGATCGCCAGTTGGATCGCCGCGCCCGTCGCAAACTGCACCATCAGCCGCGTTTTCCCCGCGCCGTTATCCTCGAGATAGAGAAACGCCCGATCCGCCGCCGGGGTTTCCACGAGCACGGGGTTCCGTTCCGCCAGCCCCAGCATCCCGAAATTCCGGAACGCGAGCGCGTGATTCCCATACACGGACGCTTGCACATTGATCGCCGCCGCCCCTTCGCCGACATAGAGCTGCGTGTCATAGCCCGCGATCCAGCGAATATCGCCTGTGTTGCTGCCGTTCCGCCCATAGATCGCCGCGTCGTGAGCGAGGCGGACGGCGCCCGTCTGGGCGGGGTTCACCCCGACGCGCACATCGGTTGCCGCGAGCGAGCCCGCGAGCGCGTCCGATCCGCCGACGTAATGCGTCGCCGCATGGATCCCCGCCGTGCCCGCGGGGCCTTGCGGCCCCGTCGCCCCCTGCGGCCCTTGCGCGCCGGGGGTGCCTTGCGGCCCGGCCGGCCCCGGATCGCCTTCGGGGCCTTCCGGTCCAGCCGGCCCCGGCGGGCCCACCGATCCCGGCGGCCCCATGACGCCAATCGCCGCCACGTCGATCACGGGCGGCGGCACGATCACGTCAATAAGAGCAATTTGTTCAGGCACGCATGGCCCCGGCGTAGGTCGTCGAGTTCGTCACATCCCCCCGCACACTCACCGGCCCGCTGACGATCGTCTGCACATCGCCCGACGGATACGTGAGTTGCAGATCCCAGATCGCGGGGGCGGGCACCTGCACACTCGCCGCCGCGCTGAGACTCAGATCGATGATGTTGGGCGCCGTCACCACGACGCCGAGCGGGGTGATCGGCGTGGCGCCCGTCGTGACGCGGATCTCCGCGCCCACGACGACGCCCGCCAGATCAATCGGCACCGTGCGATCGGGATCCGCCCACAACACAAACCGCCAGCGATAGGAGTCGCCGCGGTAGAGCCGGAGCGGATACGACAGCATCGGCTACGCCTTGTGCGCCCGGCCGTTCGCTTCCGGTGCCGCCATGGCGCCCGTGGGCGAGGGCCAGGCCGTCGCGGTCAGATACTTGACTGTGTTCGTGCCGACGCGCTTCCAGGTGATATACCGCTCCGCGCGCAACGCGACGGCGTTCATCTGGAACATCGACGCATAGACGGTCGTCGCATCGGGCGGCGAGGCCGGCGCCGAGTCCATCTGCAACGAGGCCTCCGTCGAGGCGTCGATCGTCACGCCGCCGTCGTCGGCGAAGAGGATGTATTGCGGCGCGAGCGCCACGACGTTCGTCGTCGCCACGTTCGACGTGATGAACTGCAGCCCCTTGTAACTGCCGCCGTTGATCCCGATGCCGGGAAACTCCGGCGAGCCGTCCAGGTTCGTCCGGAAGGACAGCGCCAAGGCATTCGACGGCGAGAGGATGAACGTCAGCCCGTCGACCGGGATGTTGTTCGTGGCGAAGTGATTGATCAGCCCGAGAATGTCCGCCAGCGGATTCGCCGTCGCGGCCGCCGTCGGGGCGCCGTTCGTGATGGACGCGGGATTGACGCCCGCGACGAGCGCGACGGCCGGGTTGATGAACTGCGCATCGAGATACGCCGCAATGTCCTTGACCAGCGAATCGCGCACGACGGCCTCGGCCGAGGGGTTACTGAAGCGCACGAGCTCCTGCGACAGCACCACGATCGCCGCCACTTTGTTGAACGTCAGGTTCTCCATCGCGAAGGCCATCGCCGAGACGGGTTTCGGCTTCAGCTCGCCGACCCATGTCACCGCGGCGCCGCCGGTTTGCGCCGGGACGTTCACATTGAACGGGACTTTGCGCAGCCCCTCGATCTTGCCGATGATCGTCGCCGCCCGGAGCAGCGGCAGGAAGTCCGCCGTAATCGACGGATTGACGAGCGGCTTCGCCCATACGGCGTCCGTGGTGGTGCCCGCCACGACGGCGGCCTTCAACGCCAGCGCGACTTCCGGCGTCGAGTCGGCCCAGCGTTTCTCGGCGTAGGTCGCCGCGTCACAGCCCTCGTAGCGCGAGGCGATCTTCGCGATGACGAAGCGCGCCATCATGATCCCGGGATCGACATTCGGCCGCACGGAGACGTGCCCATACGCGCTGCCGTTCGATTTCACGACCGGCACGGGCACCGCCGACGCGATCTGCAGCTTCTCGAGATCCCGCCACCGGCCGAGATCGCCATCAATCGACTTCACTTGCACCGCCAGGCCGTCATGCTCCTCCGCTTGCGCGGCGTCGGTCGTGGCGTCGCCCTCCGCGGCCGTGTTCATGATCTCCGCCATGCGCGCCGTCAGGGCCGCGCGTTTGTTCTCGAGGTTTTGAATGTGTTCACCGGCCGTTTGATTTTTCATGGTCCGTGCTTTCGAGACGCCCGAGACGCCGGGCTGATGCTGGCCGGACGCGGCCGATTTCACGGTCAAGACCGTGGCTTCGATATTCGCGGGGATCGTCACAAGCGACAACTCCGCGATCAGGCTTTTCAAGATATGCAACCCGCGGCCGCGCGGCTTCGTCTCGAGCGGCTGAAACCCGATCGACATCCCGCGAATCAGGCCCGCCTTGACGGATTGCCACGCCTCATCGACGCGATCCCGCACGCGCCCGGGTTCCGTGATCAACGGCAACGAGGCCGTGAACGTGATCCCGCGCTTCGTCGGGGCATCGAAGATCACCGTGCCGACGGGTTGCGTCGGATCATGGTGAAAGAGCAGCGGCAGGGGATTCGTGTAGCTGGCGCCGAGGGGCTCGAGCACATCGCCCAGGCGATCGGGCGTCGGCGTCGTCGCAATGCCCGTGATCACCCGTTGATCGGTGTTCACGGACTTAATCGTGAGGACGGAATACGCGCGTTCCACGTGGAACGGCAGTTTACGGCCGCGGATCGCGGCGGGCGGTTTGTTAAAACAAACCCTACGGCTTCAGGCGCACGAGCGCCCGCACGATCGCCGAGATCGTCACGTCCTGCGCCTTCGCGGCTTTCAGAATCCGGTCATAGTCGCGTGAGGGAATCCAGGCACTCACGAGCACGCCGTGATCGACGGCCCGGGGGCGGCCGCCTTTCGGCTTCGGCGCCGGCGGATTCTCTGCCATACGGCCTCCCCTCAAAACACGTGCATTTGATACGTGGGTTTCGGCGACAGAGCGCCGGCGCCGAGCGCATCCGTGCGCGCTTCCCAGCTCAACACCGCCGCCATTGCGAGATCGATCTTGTGCGGCGAGTCGGGCCGTTCCTTGCTGATCAGCCAGAGCGGCTTCCCTTGCTCGTCGCGCTCGACGAGATCTTGGCGCCGGCTGTTGCCCAGGTGCCGCCGTAAGCGCGGATCGCCCCCATGCGACACCGCGGCACTCTTCATTGCCGTTTCAAAACTCTTGAGGGCATAGGTCATTTGCCGCCGGCGCGTCGTCCACCACTCCACGATCTTGTCGGGCCCGAGCGCCGGATCACCAGCCCACTGCGCGATCCACGCTTGCCAATAGGGCGGATCCGCATACAGCCGCCAGACATCGTAATCCTTGAAGAGCGCGCGGATCGTCGCGTCTACTTCCTCCACGGGCACTTGCCAGGGCACCGCCAGCGGCGGCGGCGGACATTCCCACAGCTGCACGACCCATTGAAACCCGGTTTCAATATGCGTCGCGATAATCCCCGTGCTGTCGTGAAACATCGCCCCGTCAAACCCCAGCGTAATCGCATCGCCCGGCTTGACCGGACTACTCCGCCGCTCGACGGCATCCCACTGATCGAGATCCCAGGCTTGCGTGCCACCCTTGACGATCCGATTCAGCCACACGCGCTCGAGATACGCGCGATCCGCCCCGGGATCCGCCCATTCGGCCGCAATCGCGTCGAGATCCGACCACGACGCCGCCGCGCCTGACGCTTCCACGATCGCCGCCCGTAGGCCATCCGGCGTCGTGAGATCATGCCCCTCCGAGGCGTCGCGATGAAAGTAGAACAGGCGCGGATCCGTGATCGTGCCGGCCTCGATGGCCCGCGCATAGTCCATCGTCGCTTCGGCCACGGATCCCGTGCCCGGTTCGGGCGCCGTCGTGGTTTCCAGGGACCACGCATCCGCCCCGCGCCGCTTCGGAATGTTCGCGAGCATCGTCCGATGCGCCCGCCGCAAGCGCGGCAACGTAAAGCGATGCGTTTCGTCGAAATGCTGAAACGTCGTGCGGGCGCCGTCGCGCGCATCCGGGGCCGTCGCGAGGGCGACCGCTTTACCGCCGCCCTTCTTGCGGAGAATGCGCTCGAGGCCGATATCGAAATCATCCCGGAGCGTGCTCAGTTCCAGAATCACCCGGAGCGCCGTATACGCGAGATCGTCCGATTGCTCTTCCGTGTAGGCGACGAGCGCAATATACGGATCGGTGACCGGCCCGCCGATCGGCTCACCCGCCGGCGTCCAGTCGATGCACCGCACGGGGGCGTCGGGATGGAGCTCGCACGCGGCGATCCACGCGGCGAGTTCCGTCTTCGCGAGGCCCTTCCGCAACGAGATCCCGACACGCTTGAAGCGGCGCCGGCCCGCGACGATATGCCCCTGCGGATAGACCTCATACATGCGATAGATCAACGCGACTTTTTCGTCGTCGAGCTTCACCGGCTGCCCGCGGAGATCGCCGGGGCCAAAGACCAGATTCTGTTCGATGAAATCGCACACTTGCGGCCCGAGCGTCGGATAGAGCTCGCGATCCTGCGGGACCATCAAGATCATCGGACGATTGCGAGTTGTGCGCGCGGATCCGCCCGGTGGGGAGACGCGACGGCCTCGGGGGTGTGTGTCGCGTCATCCTGGCGCGCAATGAGGGCGAGTTGTTTGATCAGCGCCTGAAAGCGTCCCGCGGCGTTCAGCCGCACGATCGGGGATTGCGAGAGATCGTGCGCCACCATCAACGCCGCTTCCGCTAAGGTGACGAGTTGATCGTCTGACACATCGAGCGCATACGCCGCCCGCACCGCCGGGGCCCAGGACGCCCACGACGCCGCCATGACGGGTGCCGCACCCCGTGGCGTGTGCCGTGTATCGCGCAACTTTCCCGCCGCCATCCAGCGCCGCACCGTGGAGGGACGCACCCCTAACCGCTGCGCGATCGCGCTCGACGCGAATCCGAGCTCCGCGAGCCGTCCCGCTTCTTGCGCCATGTATTTCCATTTGCGCGTGCGGTTCATGGCACGCAAACCCTCCCGGAGTGCAGACCCAAAAATCCGAC